TTCCAATAATCGCCAGACCTATTCCTTGATACATTGCAGAAGAACCCGACACACCATCACAATTAGCAGAACCTCCGCTTATACTCCATCCATCTCCCTTAGTCCAATCCGTATCTGTTGCAAAGTCACCATTAGTAACTAATTCACCACCTACAGTATAACCAGCTGTCTCTATTAAACCATTCTTATTTACTCTTGTTGCCAGACTACCTCTTGATACATCAAAGTCACCTACTGCTGTATTTGGTACTGGACTGTACAATGTTCCATCTTTATATCCACTTGGAATCATTGCTAAACTTGGATTTGCCATAATTTTTATTTTTTATTATTATTACTTATTTATGTTAATTGTAATTTTTCATCAATACATTGAGGAGACTCTGCTTTACCAGAATCAGCTAAAACTCTATTAATGAAATTTGTTGTTGTAGTAGAATAAAACTTCACCTTTAGCTTTCTATCTATACATTGAGCGGATTCTATTAATCCACCATCAGCTTCAACTCTTGATATAAATGCTTTAGTCTCATCAGAGAAACCAAATAGCATCATCATTACTCTACGCCTACTCATTATACTTCAGCGTTAAAGTATCCGTCTAAAGCGCTTTTTAATGCTGCAAATGAACCGTATACCGTTCCACCTTCGTTAAATAAACTAGTGTAAGGAGCTTGTAATAGTAAGCTATTCCCTTGTACTGTTTTCACAAGTAAATAATCCCCTTGTTTTTGTCTTTGAATTTCACAGAATGCTGGGTATCTGTATTCGATGCCGTTTTCTATTACTAATTCTTTTGTTACTGAGTCTTGAAAAATCTTAATCATTTTTTGTTTATTTATTATTAATTATTACTTATTTATTTACTTATTTAATCAATCACGCCTTTTTAAGGAGTACTCACGCCTTTTTAGGAGATACTATACAGTTATACACTCTAAGCTCTCCGTGTAACCAAAGTCATTAGCAACTCTAAGCTCATAAGCTCCATCACCAACACTAGTTACGTTTATAATATTACTTGGACCTCCAATGTTGCCGTCTGTATCGTACGCCTTAACGAACATAGCAAAATCTGTGTTTGGAGCTAGTCCTGTAATAGACAAATTAGTTCCAAAGTTTATTGTTGAATGATATGAGTTGTTTATGTAAGAGTAATACCCGAATACAGCTAAAGTACCTTGTGGTGCTGCTGTCCAGTCTAAAGTAATACTATCTCCACCAGTATAATTTCTGTACGTCAAGTTAATAGGCCTTGAAGGACACTCAAAAGCAATAGGCTTTACAACGGTAAACAGAGAATCAAAAGTAGGAACATAATACGCTTGATTGCTTTCACTAGCTGTTAACGTAACACTATATCCATTCATTTCACCTTTACCTGTTCCCGTAGTAGTTTGTACTGTAACTTCTCCACCGTTACGCATACCTATGAACCTGTAATCTCCGTTTCTATCAAGTATAATAGCACTGTAATCCTTGTTAGCTAACTTATAAACCTCAGAGTCCTTGTCTGATTGTGTTAATGTGAAACTTAGCTTCTGGTTCCACGCAACCCCACCGTCCTTTAATGATGTAGACTGAGAGAAAGACATATTCTCTGCTTCAAATTCATATACAACAGTTGCAGGGAAAGTTATAACTTGCTGGTCCTGAACAGTGTTTAAACTTCTAGAATACTTAACATAAGCAAACAAGTATAGCTTAGATATACCACCTTGTCTATCAAAAGAAGGTCTACCTACTGCTTTCGTTATTTTACAACTATTGTATTGTGGTATGTCTGCCATTATTATCTGTTTTTGTATGAGTACTCACTCCAATCGTCATTACCTTCGTCAAATCTCCTTGCTTGTACTCTATTTGATGGTTTACCGAAGAACCATCCACTTCTATTTGTTATTGTCTTAGACGCGTTAACCTCGTCTTGATATAATTTATATTCAGGGATAGAGTTGTGACATAACCACTTCTCGAATCTACCAATGTAGGTATCAGCCATTCCAGAATAAGTATCAGCTAAAGAGCTAATCTCATCAGCAGTCATTAGTTCAGAATTATCAGGAGAATGCTTAAATGCACCTCCATTTGCTATCATATAAGATGATATCTTAATATATTCAGCTAAAGCTTGGTTCTTTGTAATTGGTTTAACAAACTTCTCATATATAGTTAAATAGTCTCCAACTAAAGTATCGTTCTCAGCTCCATCAAGTATTACGTCATACAGTTCAGTACCTAATAGTCTTTGTATTGTAACTATCTGTACGTTAGCTATTGAGAACAAGAATTTGTCTTGGTCTACGTTACCTCCTAAGATAGTAGTTGATTTTAACTCTTGTGGTGTTATGAATAAAAACTCTGCCATTATAATTTATTTAAATTTGTTTCCTCTACCTCTAAAACCTCTTTAGAAGCGTTCTCCTGCACTTTATCATCTTCAGCTGCTATTTCTTCCTTTACTATCTCTTCCTCTTGTGTAAGAGGCTTAAACATCAAATCTAGGTTTATATCGAACTGAACTAAAACTTCTTCTATAGCTTCTAATATAAAATGTTGCTTAGGAGCTATAACTCTTTTTACTAATTGTTTCTCAGCTATATCCATCATATCAGCTTCGTTTGCGAAACCTGAAGCAGAAGATAATCCTACTAAAGATGGTGATATAACTCTGTGTGCTGTCATTAACTGGTTCTTAGCTTCTAACGTTAAGAAATCCCATTGCTTATGAATGTTAGCGTTAACTGGAAATGGTGTAACTGTTATTTCTACATCTATTCCGTTAAATGAGATTATGAAGTTACTTGCATTACTTGATGACGTTAGTTTTCTTTTAACTTGTGCTTCAAACTCAGCTTTCTCTTTGTCAGAGTAATTATCTCCGTTAGGTATGTTTATTATGTAACCTGCTGATAATCCGTTCTGTATAGAAGATACTGCCATATTGGATATCTCTTCTTCCATTTGAGCATACTGTAAACCAGCCAAATAGTCAGGTGTTCCGAAGTATTCGTTACCTGCTGTATATTCTTTAGCTACATATATTTCTGTTTGTGAAGTGCTAGTTAATCCAAATGCAGGGAAACTCTCAGGAGCGTATTTAGCTTGCCTTCTGTCACTCCACTTCCTTGAATACCAGTAATCTTCAATCTCTCCTTCGTCATTCTCTATTGAAGGAACTACCATTTGCTTAGGTAAGTGAACTAAAGAATTCAAACTACCATCTCTGTTCTTTATAACTTGAAATGAGAACTCACCAAATATCTGTGCATCCTGTACCATTTTCTTTAAGTCACGAGGTCTTAGAATAGACTGTAGCATTGCCCAGTCGTTTACAACTACATCACTAACCTTATTTGTAAATCCTAATCCTTTACCGTAAGCAAGGGTTGCATAAGATTTGTTAATTGAAGAGTTAGTTGGAGAACCATTGTTTCTTTTGATTATGTAATCGTAGAAACTATTATCCTTACCGTTCAATACCCAGTTCTGAGACTTCATCTCGTAGACATCAGGTCTCGTGTAGCTTGAAAGTGTTATTAATTTAATGTCGCTCATATTCTTTATTTCTTAGTAATAAAATTTGTCATTCGTAAGTTTATACTCCTGAGTGTCTTGTGTCGTAGCTACTGCAGCTCCTCTGTAGATAACCTCTGAAGTATTAAGGTAAGTGACAGCGATATCATATCTACTCTCACTTCTAAACGTGTAATCAAATGTAATAACAAGTTTACCATCAACAATATCAAATAAGTTATCTAAAGATACTGAAGTTCCTTTAAAGCCATCAGATATAATCAAACCTAAGAAGTCTACTGAAACCGCATCAGTAACACAGTCAGCATCCTCTACTATTCCAGCATCAGAATCAACTCTGTCAATAAACCTTGAAACCTCTACAGATGCAGGGATTACATCGAATCTAGGAACTATAGATATTGTATGGCTTGTATTGTTAGGATTAACTATTATCATTTACTTTGTCTTTATAGTAATTAAACGTATTTATACCTCTTTTTGTTATTAAGTATAAAAAAGCCCCTACACAATTAAGTATAGAGGCTTATATCAAAATGATATTGTATTATTATGATACTACTCCTTCAAAAGCAGTAACAGTAGCTTCATCTAAAATAGGAGCTATATCTGTAGTAGTAGCGATACCTGTTAAAGTATAACCATTCATATCAGTTTTAGCACCTCCAGTAGAAGCTAGTATAGTAAAATCAATCCCATCATCTAATCCGATTGCGTGGTGGTTTCCATTTCTGTCAACTACTACTGCTTGTGGATATCCTGCAGCTAATAAATTGAATTCAGCACTTGTTGCAGCATCCATATTTTTTAACATTACAGTTAATGTTTGAGTATTTACTTTTGTACCTGTATTTCTATCAGATACCATTGATTGCTCTAAAGTGTTTCCGTCTCCTTCTAAAGGAAAAGCGAAAGCA